AATCTGCATATGTATCAATGTTAAAAATATCATACGCACAAGGGCCACTTGCAACTATGTCATGTTCTTTTCGATTTACAGGAAATCTATACTCTACTTCTTTCTTGCTTAATGGAACATGTTTACTACACAGTAATACTCCGTTGTACAAATCTTCTTCGTTTACTCTATGAATAAAAGCATGGTTTTGTTTTCTGTCGATCTGATCATGATGTGATATGTAGAACGTGTTAACAAGCTCTATATCAATGCCAATATTAGCACTACTCATCCAAAACATATCTGTTTCACTAGTTTCTAATGCAGACAAATAATCTGCATATGTATCAATGTTAAAAATATCATACGCACAAGGTCTGCTTGCTTGTATATCAACTTCTTTTTTATTAACAAAAAATCGATGTTGTAACTCTTTAACTGACACTTCTGAAGACTTTGGTATTAGACAGACTCCATCATAATATTCATTGTTTTTGAATACATGTATGTACTCTGTACTCCATGCATCTGGCTCGTAATCAAAGTTAAAGTCATTGTTTATTATAATGTCGGGCCAAACCACCCAAAACATTTTTGTTATACAAATACGCTTTGCATCATCTAGTGTGTTTGCATGTTTTAAAAGCGGAAATCGTTGTTTTGCAGACTTCCACTGTTTGTTTTTTTCGCCAATAAAGATTATATCATACATACAGTAGTTATAACATATTTTAATCAACAAGTCAAGAACAGAATGTGATAAATACTAGAGAAGAGGAACCAACAAAAATGACCGATTTTATACCAGGTGAAGCATACCGACTAGATATTATTACAGCAGACGAGACAGTGATTGTCGACAGCTGGCAGGGACAGATTAAAGCAAGTGTTGTTGATATCAATGGTATTATACTAGTCGATGTTGATACTGGAAAATTATACGGTACGTTGGTTGGTACCATTGAGGACGCTAACGGCAATACTGTTTTATCCTCAACAGGTGATCTAACTGGTAGTGTTACTGGTAGTGTATACGACAACGACGGTGCTTTAGCATTTGATGGCGAAAACGGAACGGTTATTGCTAATGTTGTTGGCAATGTTGTAGATAGCGAAGGCGATATTATTGTTAATACCGGAGCAAGATCTATTATAGCAGATAGTATTACTGGCTCATTTTATGGTGATTTAACAGGTAGTATCACAGCAGATAGTGTAATATACGGTACATTTAATGGCGATTTTAACGGTACAAGTTATGGAGACTTTTTTGGGGATACTACAGGTACACACACAGGCGATGTAGTAGGTGATGTAGTAGGTGATGTAACAGGTAATGTCACAGGCAATCTTACCGGCGAACTACTTGCTATCCAGCCAGGCGATGATATTGCTACACGTCTTACCGGACATAACAACACTGGCGGATACAATCAGTGGGAGTTTTACGGTGGACTTGCACACCCGGTGTATCCTGCAGAAGATGCAGTTGCACGTGGTCCTATAGTAAATATTGGTGCAACTAGAGCCGACACAGAAGTAAGAGCCAACTTAAATCATTATGATGGCACGCCAGTGATGAGATTGTCTTTGGAGAGTTTGCCGACTTACAAAGCCGATTTCATAGGAAGACTTGTTGGAGCAGTTGCATACGATACACAAGGCGATAATGGTATTACTAATATTATATCCGGTGGAAACAATGGTACACTTATTAGTAGCGTAAATGATAAAATAAACATTGGTGGCGAAGATGACGAAGTAAATATTATTGCTGATAGTCTAACTATACAAACGGATTCAATAGACTCACTTTCGCATAGAGGATCAAATAATAACAAAACATCTCTACTAAACAATGACGAACTTTTAAGTATTGAAAGTTGGGGTTACAACGGAACTGAATACAAACGCGGCGGAATGTTTGGATTTAAAGTTGACGGCACACCTGATGCAAACGGAAATACCATACCAACAGGGTTTGGTGTTCAGCTGAGTACAGCAGCTAACACACATGTTACTAATACAGCAAACAGACTAGAGTTTAATAACAAAGGTGTATTAGAAGTTCCAGTATTTAAAGCAAGAGGCACTACATTTGCTGACAGAGATAGTATGGCAGCAGAAGAAGGCATGATATTGTTTAATACTAGTAACAAAAAGTTTCAAGGTTATGACGGAACTTCTTGGGTTGACTTACACTAAAAAATATGCTATACTAACATCATAATAAAGTTTCTTTAAAGGAGTTTAAAATATGTTGTTTGAATGGAATCACTTGAAAAAAGCAAACGCTAACTATTTTACTCATTGTTTTATTGCAATATGTTATAGTTTTCTAGGACTTGGTGTTTTTGTAATGGGTATCCTACATGCATTTTTTCCATTTATGTTTGGATTTACACCTTACAAACTTGCTAAGAAAATAACCGACGGTACTGAAAAAAACTTTCCTGCTTGTATAAAAGAAGAATAAATGAAAATATTTATAGATGGTGAACAAATATCTCAACAGTGGATCAGTGACTATACGTTAAGTAGTCCTGTAGATTGCTATAGTGATAAACCCGACTGGGAACAAAATGTACTAAAACTGTTGCACAACTGGTATTCAAATTCTGGATACAGCTACGGTTATAGAGGCGATAAGTTTTTAAATCTTAGTACAAGCGGAACAACCGGATTTCCACAACATATTGGTCATTCAAGAGAAACTATCGAACAAGTTGTTGATTCTAATATTAAAATACTAGGCTTAAATAAAAATAGTAAAATACTCAGTTACTACAGCCCAAGAGGTATTGCGTTTAGTGTACTCAGTGTATACATAGCATTAAAGCTCGATTGTGATTTGTACATTGAAACGTTTAAAGGCATAGACTATATAAATCGTGTACACGATATACGTCCAACACATACATTATTATTACCTAATGTTTGGAAAACGTTACACAAACATCCTAAATGGAACACATTAGATTACAGTAGTTTAGAAACTGTCATCACCGGCAGTGATTTTACACCAACTGGTATGTTGGACGAACTACGTGAACATAACCCTGGAAAAGTTTATAATGTATACGGTAGTACCGAGGTGCCGCCAATGGTGTTGTACAGCGAAGAAGAAAATACTTATACAATAAACAACATTGCAGAAGGTGCTGAGCTAGATATTGTAAATAGCCAGATTGCCTGTAAATGGAGTAGCCAATCAGATATCTGGATAAGTGGCGATTGTGTTGAAGGAGATAGGAATCGGTTTACACTAAATGGGCGTGTTCCAAATATGTTTAAACAAAATACAGTACGTGTGTATCCTGAACAAATCGAAAAAGCAGCAGTTGCAGCAGGAGCAGAACTTGCACTGTGTCAACAAGTAGGAAATCATTGTATATTATACTATACCGGCAATATAGAAGATATAAAAACATTTAATGATAATCACAAATACATTCCACGATTTAGACTACGAGCAGTAAATAATATCGAGATAGACGATAATCTAAAAAAGATTATAAGGACACAAAAGTTTGTATAAACTAGAGAAATATAGCAACCAAGATCTTACACAGTTTTACAAAGATGCAGAAGCTAAAGGATTCTATAATAATAGCAGCAAAGAAATGCTGCTTGATTATATTGAAAAATACAACGATACCCAAATGTTTTTATTGTACTGGAATGATAGAGTTGTCGGTACAAGTGTGTGTCACAGTTTAAAAGAACTTGGAATATTAGGCAAAAACGCATATCGTATTAGTGCTAGAACTTGTATAATCAATGACTACATAGGCGGCACACGGGCACACAGTGTACACAACTACAGACACTCTCCTATGAACCACTGGACTAGCCAGATGCTTACCCCTGTTTGTATGTACGCTGTAGGGCTAGACAAGCCGCAATATATTAGTACTAATACAAACGAAGTAGGTAGTCAAAGTAAAGTACACCGAATTTGGTCTAAAATTATGCACGATCAAGGATATTTAAAAGATCCAATCGAACTAGAATACAAAGGATCTTTTCAAACATTCTGGCGTGTTGATGTAGAGTTTTATTTGAAGAAACTTAATGAAAACATTTGGCCTGAGACCAAAGAAGCCTTAGATATATTTCTTACATAGATCAAAAAAGTCTGTCATTTCTGGAAACACTTCTTTGTGATTGACATTACGTCTACGTCCTTGCTCTTCAAAGAAGTTGTGAAAATCTCTACGGCCTTGAATAACTTTGTCTAATGGATATTCAGTAGACTCCATGTAATCAACAACACGTCTAAACTTTTCATACTCAATAGTACTAAACGCATCTTTGCGATTATCATCTGTATTCTCTTTGATAAACTGCAAATGATCATGCATATAACTCATGTAGTTTTTAGGCAGGATATTAATATCGTACTGCAACGGTTCTTTCAAATGCGGTGTGTCAAATCCTAATCGTTGCCATCTGTGCGTTTCTACATCATTATATTTTTTGCGCCATTCAAGAATCTTTTCAAGCAATGTACGGAATGTAGTGACACTGAAGATGTTAAATGTAATCATAATAACCATTGGTGCTTCGCAGTTGCGCATAAAATAATCCAAGTTGCGTTCAAACACTTCAATGTCTAATCCATCACGAATATACTCAGCACGTTTTCCCCAAGTATCAATACTTGTAAACATTTTAAAACGTCTAATCTTGTTGTTTGTCAACAAGTCATTCACACGATTTGTAAACTTTTCTAACTGTTTTGGTTTGCCGCCTAAGTTGCTGTTGCAGTTTAGTTCTAGTTCTGGTTTAGGGTCTGCATCCAGCATATCAAATAGTTTATATGTGCTCTGCTGTATTGTAGGCTCGCCGCCTGTAATGCGTAAAATATGTAAGTCTTTACTTAACTCTGGCCACCACTTCCAAAATGCATCTAAATACGGATTGTTTTGTTCTTCGAATATTTCAAACCAGTCAATATCACATCTGTGATTCTTTACGTTTGTGTAAGGCCCGTGTTGCTTGATCTCTTGATGATATCTGCTGCTGGCTTTTGGATGACAATATCCACAGCGGAAGTTACATTCATTACCAAACGAGACTTCCAAATATTCTGGATTAACATCAAACTCTGCGCCACCTTCTTTGACAGCTTTCAAGCGTTCTTTAAAGAAGATAGTTTGGTTGCGTTGTTTTCTATCGCTAACATAATCTTTGCCCATTGCTTCAATCTTCCAGCAATAGTTGCATCCACTAGGTTGCTCACCTTTCATCATAGCAGCACGTTCTGCTTTTTTCTGTACTGTATTATGAATAGCACTCGGATTAGTTAGAAGTGGCGCTGCATCAATCTTGTGCGGTGCAGGATGATAACAACTGTGTGTCTCTCCTGTTTGGAAATAAATGTTTGCGTGATACCATTTAGCAAAACAAAACGTAGGAGATATTTCCTGCGTGATTTTATCAATCCGCTTGATTTCTTCGCTTTCGCTGCGTTCCATTATTGCTCTCTATCTAAGAATTGTTTGCTGTTATCTCGTGCTGGATTTTGATATACTGTTTTAAAGAATAGACTTTGATTTCCATCAAGTGGTTCAGAAGCAATGGGCAACTCAAGTTCATCTATTAGCGAATATCCAAGTTCAACAGTATTGGCTTCCATTTGATCTTCATCCATGTCTTTAGTATCCCAATACTCATTAAGCCACTCAAAATCACGTACATTTACAAAGTCCCAATCTGTACACATTGTTTTGTACAAGCCTTCTCGTGCGCCGTATATTGCCCAACGTCCGTTTTCTACATCTGCGCCTACCATCAGCCAGATATACAACCGATGCAAGTTCTTCCAGTGATTTTTATGGAAGTCTTCTACACTAACACGCATACCTTGGTCAAGTGCCATTTTAACACCTTCTCTAAATCCAGCACGCCATGCTTGATGAGGTGTAGCATTATTCATAATAGTACTATATGTACCATTCATCTGAATATATTGTGTATCCCAACAAAAATCTACTTGTGCATGTGGGTTATTATCAGGCGCATTTTCGTGTGTACGCATGTTCAATACATGCTGTTTAGGCCAACACTTGATGCCACCATTTCCGTATGTGAGGTTATTGATAGTATTAAGTGCAGTCCAACTAATGACTTTATTAGTCAAGTCAGTGTTTTCATCAAAGTCCATTGTTTGAGACAAAAACTTTTCATCAATAATATTATCGCCGTCGATTGTAATAAACCTATCAGTAGTTGATTTGTTAGCGGCTGCTTTGTGTGCGCTGTCACTGCCTTTAACACCGTGTACACGTTCAGCCCATGGAACTTTCTTACACAAATCTGCATAGTTTTGTTCTGCATTTGGCTCATCGTAGCTTAGATATATAATGTCACAATCTATAACTCTAAAAGTATTAACCATTTATTTCCTCATAATGATATGTATCAAACCTACGCATAGTATATACGGAAACTTCCTCATTGTCAAACTCAAAATTATTTTCAAATGCAACTTCATCTGAATCAACAAATCTTATCAATCTGTATAGTACATTAGGATCATCTTTTTTGGTTATACTAAAATAATAGTTTGAAAGATTTATGTTAACGTTTTTGTCTTTGAGATCTAATAAAAAATCAGAGTCTGCAGATATTCTCCAAACATTTTTTGTATTATCTTTTGAAAGGATTATCTGCGGGTTGTCTGGAATAGTTGCAGGGATTTGATATAAAAAACTCCACATTAGTTTATCTTCATCAACCTGTGTTTGATTTTTAATATGATAAGTTTTATCAATAAAATCATATTCAACTTTATAGTCTAATAAACTCCAATGTCCTTCAATAAACTTTTTAACGTCTTCAAAATCGCATTCAATAAACTTGAATCTATCATCAGATTCTTTTGATATTTTATAGATGTTTCCGTCATCATCAAAACATACAAATCTTTTCATATTATATTCCCAAACACTTTTCGTATTTTTTCATTAGATTAATATTTAAGAAATCTTTTTCAGTGTAATGAAAAATACCCGACTGTTGATGATTTCCTATTTTTAGCCTCATGTCGCTATCAAAATAAACTCCAACTCTATCTTGCCAACGATATGCAAAGTTAACATCCCAACCTTGTATCTTTGGTTTCATATGTGTAAACGTAGGATTTTTAACTTTGCTATTTGTAATCAAATGTTCAATGTCCATTGTTTTACAAGCAACTGCTGCACTAACATCCATGCTTGGCCGCAATGCAAACTTTTTGCCGTTGCCTGCGGATTTATAAAACTGTTGCCAGTTATTTGTTATCATTTCAAGCCAAGTATAAAACTCGTGTGCTAAATCTGATTTCTTAAACCAATGGAACCCACTATACAAGTTTGGAAGATTGTGTGTTTTAAATGCCTTGCGGTAATAGTTATCATCTACTAGTTCTCCGCGATATGTATAAACATTACTAGTATAAAATAAATCATAGTTTCTTAAAAAATCAAACCAACTGCTAATATCTTCAAGTATTAACATATCTGTGTCTATTACCACAGTTTCATTATAAGGAATAGCATGATATATTTTCCAACGATTACTGATTTTCCAATCTTCGTCTTTGGCGTGATCTCCCCACGGTATTTCTACAATATGATCAAACAAATGTTTGTATTTTGTAGGCACACTTTCATTGGTAATAAGACAAATACTAACATCTTTGTTTGTAGCATGAATACTCATTGCTGCTAAACATGCTTGTCTAACATAATCAAAATCACTATTTTGTGCCAACATTGTAAAGTTATTGGTCAATAATTCTCTCCAAACTAAACTTGTTCATCACATGACAGTTACTGCCTTTGAGATTTACACCAGTATATTCTCCAAGTCTTTTATTTTTTTGTACTAATATTTTTATTTCATCGTCTTTGATATCAACAGCTACATCTTTATCTGTTGCATAAAACTTGGTACCTGGCAAACTTCCAACAAAGTTTCCTTTTTGATATCCATTCATAATATGTACTGCAATACTAAAAGCAAAATCGTTTCTATACACACTTGTTTTAAACTGATACATATTACGATAATGTATATAGTTTTCTTCAATATGTTTGATTAAGTTAAAGAATATTTTATTTTCTTCTGTTTTTCTAAAAAAGAAAACAGTAGCCCAATAAAAATCAATACTAGTATCACTTACTTTTTCAAACTCGGGTACTATTGTATGCATACCAATATGTGTAGCATCTTTGTATAGCAAAAGATCTTTTTGCTGTACAAAGCAATTGTTTAATAAATCATTGCTAATAATATAATCAGTATCCATTACAATAGTAGAATCATAAGGAGTTAAATCATATGCTGATGCTCTATTTTTATTATTAAACTTTAATGTTTTATCACTAAAGTCACCATCGGCATATCGCTTGTTAGTACTATTTCTGTTCATATCATTGGAATGAATGACATAATCAAATACATCAACATCATTTGGATACATAGATTGAATATCTGTATCTGTAACAATCGAAGTGGGCAAATCCATATACTTGCTTATACGTTTAGCAAGGAAAATAGCTTGCTTTACATAATCAATCGATTTATTATTACTTGCAAATAACAGTACACCTTTTGTCATAGATCCATAATACTTTCAACTGTTCTATTTGTTTTTAACTTGTTGTATTCTGTTAAGTATTTGTTTGTTGATTGCCAATACACATTTACAAGTTCATTAGCAAAATCTTGTAATGCTTCTATTTCAATGGGTATACTACTATCATCAACTAAAATTGTTTCAGTTTGATGTAGTGCTAATAAACTTTGACAAAAACTTATAAGATCTTTAGTTACCGAAAACTGGCCGCCATTAAAATAATAAACAAGATTCTCGTGGTACTGTTCTTTTAGCAATCTTTTTTGATTATTTAATGTAATCATATAGTTGCTAAAATCTAATGCTTTTTCTAAGCGTTCGTCCATAAATATCTCCTACTTGTAATAGTAGTATATATCCATTAGACTAGTTTGTCAAGTTAAAAATCGGAATCTTTTGTTCCAGTTGGTGTAGGCAATGCAATAGCATTGTACGTAGTGCTATCCCATACAAAATCACTACTTGGAGTATAAGTGTATACTGTGCTGTTGATAGTTGCAGTAACACTTTCGTCTACTAACTGGCCAGCTGGGCCGCCTGGTTCTGCTTGGCCGCCTGTTCCTGTATCGCCGTCGTCTAGTTCTATTTTAAACTTTAGCTGTGTTGCAGTATTAAATGATGTATTAGTACTTGCATAAATTCTAAAAAAGTTATCGTCATAAATCTGTGCTACAGGTACATCTCCTGGATTACCGCCTGCTCTGCCGCCACCTTGTTTTTCAAAAATCTTTGTAGTTGGGGCGCCAGTTGCAATAGTTGCATTACTAAATCCAGTTCCTGTACCTGTTACAGAATCACAACGCCAGGTATTTTGATTTACTCTACCAAATCGTATCTGTCCAGCATCGTTTAATACTTGAGCCCAATCCCAATCTTTTGTGTATTGGGTTGCTGTTGTGCCGCCAGTAGCATTTGCTGCAAAACGTATTTCGCCGCCTGCTGCTAAAAAATACAAAAAGTTTTGATGAGATCCAAAGTTAACTGTAACTTCGTGCGAGATGACTTTTTGTGCATCGGCTGAACCACCAAAACTTGTAATACGAGAACTAGATGTACTTGCTCCTCCTGATGTTTCTAAAGGATTCGGACCATCGAAACTACTAGTTGGAAAATCTGTTGCTGTATGATTAAATGCTAAAATAGTATTTGCAGTAGTAGTTAAGTCAGTAATATGCTGTTCAGCAATTTGATCAACACCTTGTTCAAAATCAGTAGGATCAATGTCCGTTGCTAGTGCGCCAGTTTGATGGACATGTGCAGCTTGTATATCTAACCACAAATCAAAATATTGTTGTTCGGTTACTGTGTCACTTACACCTGGAGTATTGCCGCCAACAACTATACTACTACTAAAGTTTCTACCATAACCGCTTGTACTTGTTAACGGTGTTGTCAAAGATCCGTAGTCTGTCCAGACAGATTGATCGCCTATACGACCAGCAATCGATTCTCTAATATTATTATAGTTAATGGCTGTTATCTGTGGCATCTATATTCCTTTTTTATAATGTAACACACTTTACATTGTATGTCAATCATAAATCACTTGTTTTTGCATAGGACGGAGCCGGCGAGTTTACATACGAACCCGATGCTCGTATATGCGAAACTGAACTAGTAAGAACTCCTGCTACATATTCGTCGGCGCCGCCGGTGCCTGTATCTAAATCATTAAACACAATATTAAAAGTAATATCTGTATTGTTTGATTCTTTTTTTGCTTGAATATAATACTCGTTGTCTGAATATCCACCTGCAATACTACCTGTTTTTCTATATATAGTTTGATACGAGGTTGTTAAATCTTCATTGCCAATAGCATAGGAAGTACCAGATGGTTTTGTATTGGTAGTTACTGTTCGTCCAAACTTTATCTGGCCAGCATTAAATATAATATCATACCAGTCTTGATTTTTTTGCAAGTTAGTATCTGCTGGAACATCATCGATATTAATCGATGAATCAAATCTAATTTCGCCGCCTGCGTTAAAAAAACATCTACGAGCAGCAATTGAAGAAAATGATATTTTAACAGTATGATTAACTGATTGAGGTTGAGATGTTCCTCCCCACGGAGATGTAGCACCATCTCTTACACTATTAACACCGCCTGATTCTATGTCAGCTTGGTTACCGTTTAAAATAAATCTATCGTCCTCAAGTTCAACTATTAATATTTCGTATGCATTAAACAACGCATCTGCAATCTCTGCAGAGGTAGTAACTGTATTAATAGTAGCCGGTGCTGTATTATTAATGTGTACATACACCTTTTCAAAGTCAGTGAACAAGTTATTCATATCAGAAACTAACACTTCGTTTCCTTCGGCAACTGGATTACTCGATACAGTATTATTGTATCCTTTATCACCAGACCCAACTCCTAATAATGCTGAAATTTTTCCTTGTAGTTCGTTGTACCTTGATTGTGAGATAATGTCGCCGACTGCCATAACTTTTCCTTTTTAGTATTTACACTTTTAAAACGCACTCAACCAACTTTTCTGAAGGATCGTCGCTTGATTCTAATGCAATACCAACTAATGCTTTGGTAGCAGTTTGAGAAGCAACTCCGTCTTCCCATGCATACAATGCCATTCCTTTTTGAACTACACCTGTGCATCTTACTGGTACACGACCTTTTAATGCAATAGCTTGTCCGTCGATTTCTGAGTTCATTAAATAAGCTGGATTTTCACTAATGACACCAATTGCAAAATCACTAGACTTTGCAGGTCTAGTTTCTGCACTAATATCACGTGCTTCTACAAACTTAGCACTAGATACTGCCATTACTGTTCCAACTGGATGTGTTTCTTCTGTGGTATATTTTTCTGCAAGATCGGCATAACGAGCTTTAGTTGCGGTGCCATTAAATATTGTTGCAGTTAGATTTCCACTGCTATCTCTTGCAGCAATAGTATTTGCGCCAGCAGTGGTTGATGCACTACGTGCCGTGCCGCCTACATCAAGTGCATTTGAAACTGTTGCAGTACCATTAAATGTAGTAGCATAAACTGTATTAAACTTTTCAGTTGCACTACCGATATTATATATGTTTGTTGTTTCAGGAAAAATTCCTTTATCAACTGCTGCGTTTCTTATTGAAACAATCCCTGTAGCAGATCCGGCAGCTGGTGCAGTTAGTGCAAACAACATTTTATTACTTGCATTATTTTGATTTACAAATCTTGGAACTGTACCATCGCTTACATCTATTTTTAGATCATTACTGGCGCCAACTGTAAATCCAGCATCACCTAATGCTAATGCATCTGTTGTTTTTAAATAATCACTAGCTAAGAATCCACCTAACCGCAATGCATCATTTGCTGATCCCCAAATAATTGGTTCGTTAGTAGCACCTGTAACAGGTTGATCCAAACTATTTTTTGTAATACCTGTAGCACTATTAACTAATGTAATACCTTTTTTGATTAAACTAAATCCTGTTAACGATGGAACACCGGCTGCTTGTACACCGTTTAATGTAAACTCTTCTCCAGAGATTACATACAAACTAACATCATTTATTAGAGCAACAATAATAGTTTTTTCAACCGCTGGAACAGAGTTATCATTAACACTAACACTAAGCATCTGTGTTGTTCCGCTTCCTGCACTCTGAGGACCTACTAGGATAAACTCGCCTGCGGCTGTTTTACCATATAGCTGATTACTTGTACTGCTCCACCACAAATCGCCTTCGTCCAGTCCTGCTGGTTCAGAACTTGATACTTCGGTACCGCCTGCTGTTTTCCATGCACTACCAGTATAAAACTTTAGTTTAGTAGTTCCTGCATCATACCATACTTGTCCATCAATAGCTTTAGCAGGTGCAGTAGTTCCTCTAAAGTTTTCTAATAAATGAACTATGTTTTCGTTTTGTGCTTCGCCAAAACCACTATAGTTTTTACCAATAAGTTTTAGATCAGTTGTTTGATCTATTGTGCCGTCTTCAACGACTGTTATCTGTGTACCGTTATATCTATTTACAATATAGGCCATTGTTGCTCCTCGTGCTTAGTGCTCTTATGTTATTTATCGTTAAAGTGCCGATGCTGCTATTGTACTTCCATTAACGTCCCATATGCCGCTGTTTACTTGCATAGTTATTATCAATCTATTTGCTGTTAGATTAACTGTTGCTGTAGGAGCAGTGATTGTAAAGTCACCTATAACATTAACGTTTTGTGTACCAGCACTATCAACTGCTGTTAAAGATTTTACAACACCACTATTAACATCAATAGGATCTGATGAAGCTGTATAATAGTATGCATGTATTTTTGCAGTTTTTCCTTGAGTGTCAAACGGTGCTGCGGGTATTGGAGATATTTCTGTTAATAGTACAGCAATATTAGTAAGCAATCCGTCATCTGCAAAAGTGTCACCATATGTTCCTGTTGCATAGGTAGTACCTAATCCAGTAACATCTACTCCCATAACTATTGTTGATGATGCTAGTTCGTCATCAACATATCTTTTAACTACTACATCTTGATCAGCACCTTCTGTTAATAATGCATTGTCGGCTTTACGGCGTGGACTTACCGGAGTTTCTACATTTGTTATTTTTACTTTGTTTATTAAGTTTATACTACCAGTTGATGCAAACTCTAAGTTACTAGTTGTTGTAATGCGATCTTCAGTGAAGGTCATTGTATCACTTTGTAGGTTGTTTCCTACTACTAGTGTATTAAGCTGACCTATTCCTGTTAGACTACTGTTTACAACCGTTGATCCTAACGTATCTAAAGACAATACATTTGTATTATCAATAGCATAGTTGTTTAACTCGTTGTCAATATTAATATTATGACTACTTGTCCAACTGTTAGTTGCATTTAACCAAGTCCAGCGTTTGTCGTCTCCCTGTACTCTTATAACAATGCCGCCGTCATCTGCTTCGCTGTCAGTTGCTAATGTACTATCGTCTTTTATTGCAAGTTCAATTTGATGGTCTTCAACTCTAAGAGTAGCAATATCTAAACTTACCGAGTTTCCTTCGATTAATAAATCTCCAGTAACACGCAAGTCTCCTGTAACATCTAACGTATATGCAGGATTTGTTTTAAATATACCAATCTTTTTAGTGTCAGCGTCAAAATACATAGCAGTGTATGTGCCCGAAACATCTTTAAGATCTACTCGCATGTCAGCATCTTGAATATTATTCTGCCAGACAGTAGTTTGTCCACTTACTTTTATTGTAAGATCTGTATCAAGTCCAATACTCAATCCAAGGTCATTAGCTATTGCCAATCTGCCTGTTGTGACATCATCAACTACAGCACTTAAAAAACTGTTTTGATCAAATACATTTCCAAGCTCGTCTACAATTTGACCAGCACTAGAGGCTTTCCCATAAAATTCAAAATCAACAAACGCTGAGTTTATGTTTACACCTTGTTTTAAAGTAGTAAATCCTGTGATAGCCGGAAACGGGGTAAATGTTATATTTTCTTTTGAAACGATTGCATATAAACTGCCATTTAGATACTTTTTAATAATCACTCTATTTTGACTTGTAGTATCTCTAATAGTTGCAATCTCATCGCCTGATTTAAGTTGGTTTTTTGTATATGCCGGTCCTACTAAAACAGCATTAGTGCCGTTCCAAAATAATAGCTGATCCTTTGATGCATCAATCCATATGTCTCCAGGTATTAGTTCTGATGGCTGAGAACTGGCATATATTGTGCTATCGGTACTTCTAAATGTTGTACCATCATATATTTTTAATCTGCCTGTAGCAGTATCATACCAAAGTTGTCCTTTGAGTGGTTTTACCGGTGCTGTACTATTACTAAAGTTTTCCAGCATCTTAATAAAGTTTTCATTTATACTTTCGCCAAATCCTTGATAGTTTTTTCCTATTAGTGCAATATCTGCACTGGATATATCTAACCTACCATCAACTAGTTCTACTAGTAACGATCCGTCTGTTTTGTTTAGTTTATAGGCCATTTATGATACTCCGTGATAGATAATAAAGTTAAGTGCAAGGAACGGATTTGTTATATTTAATGCATCGTTTGCTAAATCTACTACACCTCCTGATGTTCGCAGACGTGTTCCAGTTCCTGATATGTCGCCGTCTCCTGGTACAACTTCTGATGCACTTGCTGTAGCTGTTGTAGTAGCATAGAACTGCTCTCCTGTACTACTTTTTAAGTCGTGCTCGTGTTCGGGTAAGTTAGATGCTGCTATTGTAACTTCTTCACTACCTGCTACACCACCCATAACACCTACAGTTGATGATGTAATTCTATTTGCTGATACTACTTGTCCTAGCCCTGCAGGCGTTCTTCCTCGCATATCTGGTATTTTAAACAATGTATTAGGATCACTCGGTGTTCCATGATACCATGTTGTTGGATCTGCTGAAAGATATCCCAATACTGTTGCCAAAGCACCGTATGTTGTTAATGATTTTTCTGTTCCGTCTAATATAAACCATCCATCAGGTGCAATCAATCCACCGTACATGATTACTGTGCCAACTGGCATAGTATCGATAGAACCGATAATCTGTGCAGGCGTTGCTTTAACTAACGTTCCGCCTTGATTTAATAATACTTCATCTGTTGTTCTATTAATGCTCGATGCTGCTGATCTACTAGAAATAGCAGCTGATTGTATAGTAGATGTAAATGTTTTAGTAGAGCCGCCGGTCTGGCCGTCAAATACAAAACTAGTTGCACTAACATCTCCTGCTAGTGAAAAAGTAGTTACACTGTTGAGTTTTGCTGTACTACCAGCTGTCCCGCTAACATTACCTGTTACATTACCTGTTAAGTTACCTGTTATACGATTAGCATGTAATGTATCGTAAGGTAATACTGATGAGCCTATAGAATAAACATTTGCAGTATCAGGCAATATGCTAGTAGTAGTAAGGCTTCCATCAACATCAAAGTTTCCAGTTACAGTTAGATTTCCTGTTATACTAGTATTTCCTGTTAATGCTGTAGTACCAGTTACTGATAGGTTGCCGGTAAGTTTTTGATTTCCAACTACGTCTAAACTTTCTGTTGGAGACAGGTTGTTGATGCCTACATTAGTGTTTCCTTTAACTCTGATTGGTATTGCAAAGTTGCCGTTGTTGTTAACTCTTAAATCTATCGGAGCACCTGGAACAGCGTTTTCAACAATGCTATTATTACCTTCAACTAACAAACTTAATGTTTTTGAAACACCAACTTCTAAGCCCTGATTGGTTTTTATTTGAAGTTTTTCTGTAAGTTGATTAACAATGTTGTTGCGCATAAATGTTGAACTTGGTATTGTTGCTCCACTAATAAGTAAGTTTTCTGCGTTAGTTGCAGTGCCATTAAACTTTGCTGCTGACAATGTTTGATTAAAGTTTGTTCCAACTTTTATCGGTGTTACACTATTAAATCCAGCAAATGCTGTTTTAGGTGAAAACTCAACTCTACTTGTAATACTAACTGGTATATTTTCAATGTAAACAACTACTACTGTTCTAGTTGTATCTGTAGTATCTACTAGCTCAACTGATTTAGCTCCGGTGGTGTTTCCATTGCTAAAATCAGGACCTACTAACAGCCACCCGCTGCCTGTATACAAATACAACTGACTAGTACTAGTATTAACCCAAAGATCGCCTTTGACACTGTTTGTACTATCAGGTTCTGAGGCATTCTTTTTTAAGCCGCCGGCTGCAACCCAGTTTGTTCCGTCGTATATTTTTAACTGATCTATACTATCTGTAGTGTCATACCAGAGTTGTCCTTCAACTGGATTTAATGGTGGATTTGCATTTGCAAAGTTTTCTAATAACTTTAAAAAGTTTTCATTAATAGCAACACCATAATCTGATAATAGTCTACCTGGAAGTTTTAGACTAGTTTCTGTATTGATTGCGTTATCTTCAACAGTTATAATACCTTTATTAGATTGGTCAGTGAATGGAACTTCGTATGCCATTAAGTATTACCTCCTGAAAGACTTTGTACTCTTACAGTATAATCAATCTGTATTAATCTGTTGAGTGATTTTTGTACCGGATGGAAAATCACGTGAGTAAGAAGTCTTCCTGTTCCGCTTGCTGAATAACCTACTAAACCAAGTTCATCAAATACAAACTGTTGTTCTGTATCGGCCGCAGTATCAAATGCATCCTGTCCTTCTGGTTCGCCGTAGTCTAACAAACAACTTACAACAATATCAGTATAGTTTGTACCAGTAACGTGACGTGTTTCTATTTTGTTTCGTTGTGGATCAACATTGTTTACACTGCGATCGTCTACCACTTTTGCATATGTTTGATTGTACAAACTAGCATTTGTACCAGTACTGTTTGGCGTTAAGTATGTAATAATACCTGTTGGGTCAACACTAGTGCCACCGTTGCCAAATGCCATTTGATATATATAACCTGAACCGGCATTGCCGAGGCTTTCTGCAAGGCTAATACTCATATTTTCATAATGAATAGCATTGCGCTTGTTAACAAATACATGCCCACTTTCTGGATTGTGTATTTTTATGTGTCCTTCGAGGTGTACACCGCTTTGTTCGTTAATCATGTTTCCATTCCGTTCCTATAATGTATTTATCGGGGTAGCGATATTGTTTTGTCTGTTATAAATTTAGCTATTTGATTTGTACTATTTGCTAGGGATTTTCCTGTATCGTTCCATATTTTTCCTGTTCTGCGAACAACTTCAATGAATATTCCATCTGCAGGAGCATCGATATAATCTGCAAGTGTTAACACTGTGATTGTACTACCGTCGACTGTTATTATATTTTCAATAGTATACTCTGGATCTATTGTTACATCTGCTTCAGGCGAATCTTGATCTACTGTTTTGTCAAATGTTACAATATTATCTTTGCGCAACCTAGTGCCGGCTAAAAATACATCAATCTCGTTTACACTAGTTGGAATAAAATCAAGTATAAACTCTTTGGTACTAGAATCACCAATAAACATAGTTTTAGCTGTTTCGTCTTTATAAGGAATATTTTCTTCTATGCCTTGTCCTTGTACCTTTGTTGCAACTGGATATTGCTCTTTTATACCTGTTCCTAGCGTTCCTCTTCTTAGTTGTCTAAGTAGATTGCCGTCAACACTAAAGTATTCGATACGTTCTTTGTCAATCCAAACAACTCCCGGAGTGCCAAGTGCTTTATTTGGTTCTTGTATTCCTGTGCTGTCAACTAACTGAATAGATAAATCATAATAGTTTAATGGTTGTTGCAACTTATACTCGTTATCTTTGTTTAAACGCTTGAAGTGGAATCTGTTTAACATATCTTTAAAGATACGATATCCAAACTTAGGATCGCTTGTTAATGCGGTAAACTGCAATACTTCAACTTTGTCATTTGATGTAACTTTGTTGTAAAGTTGAACGCCAGATCCACTTGCATCAAGTGAGTAATCGTTTTGTGGAGAAAGTAATATTCCGTTTTTAAATACCCAAACATAGTTTGCACTTAATGCAGGTTTTTCAAGTTTGATAAATCCTCTACTCAACAAGTTTTTATCAATATAAAACTGTGTTCCTGCTGGTGCTTGATTTGTATTCCAAACAATATCATACGAGTTTCTTTCAAATCCGTTTATATCATGGTTACTGAATACATAGATATCAACTGTTTCCCAATCAGCAGGTGCTTCTGTTAATGATAATACATCAGTTTCAATAAGTTTAATATCACCAATGATTGCCTTTGTGCTATCGTTTTCCCAACTTGCTACAATCTCTGGTGTATCATCAATACTTTTTAGCTGGAATAGTTCTCTAATATATCCTTGAAGTTCTATTGTTAACGTCGAACCCGATCTGCTAAACTTTTCAACACAAGCAATAACTGTAGTACTATCATCAGATAATTCAAAACTTATATCTTGTCCAACTGCTGGATCATTAACTTCTGAACCATTTTGTATTTGTACTGTTGTGTTTAAAAAGTAATATTCTGCATCTCTGATAATAAAGATTTCTAAAGTATCTCCAATCAATCCTACATTGTTGTTGAGAAGTTGTACTCTGCCATTTGCAGTGTCATAATAATAATCAAGTACATCGACAATAGAACCATTAATATATAATACAACGTCAGTGTTTCTAACTGCTGTTGTATCTTCAAACTGCCATCTATCAATGTCGTAAGCACGGTTGCTATCTATTGTATATTTTTTTCTATAACCTGCATTTAAGAATCTACCATCACCACGTTTTACTAAAATATTGTGCGATAAAGGTTTATCAATAACTGGTAGTGCAACATCATTTGTAAATCTATGAACTTTATTTGTACCATCGGTTACAAAAGTATTGTCGATTACCATTTGACTGTATTGATTTACGCTGCCGTCATATATTGTATATCCAATGATTTTTCCAGCAGTTACTTTGATAGGAAACTCTAGTTGGGCATTACCAGTATCTGATTCTGTAAGTCCGTAATCTGTTGTATCGTTTTGTAATACGCCATTTATTGTTACAAACGAACTCAATCCAGACTTCCATGTGATTGGCAGGTTATATATAAACGTATCACCAGTAGAAACAATATTATCACTATCGATTAAATCTACACCGTTGGTTCCTATTGTGAGTATCGAAAGATTTTTTCCTTCGTCTAATGCTGTACTATCGTTTAAACTTATGAACTTGTTTTCATAGTCGACATTTAAATCGTCATTATCAATAATGTCGCCGTCAACTTTTACAACCAATGTAGTGTTTGTTTGTGGAAAGTTGTCAAACTCCCATTCAATAGTTGTACCATCTGTGATATAGTTTCTAACACTAATAACACCCTGGCCGTCTACACTTCTATTATAAACTTGTATGTCTACAGTATCAAGCACCTGTCCTGGTACTTGCTCTTCTGGACCACCACTGGTAGTTTCTGTAACAAAGCCGTCGCCGTCAACAACTATGTCGCCAGAGTCGATACCTTTAGCAGTTGTGTATTCAAAGTTTCCACCTTGTAAACTTACATCGTATGCTGTTGATTCTGGAGTAAAGCTACCATCGCTTGTTGATTTTCTAATGATCACAACATCGCCGTCTTTGGTTTCAATAACATCGCTGTCTAAGAATACGGTATTTGTAATATTATCGCCTTGCGGTGACACCATTTTTGCATTTGGATTGGCTGTTACACTACTTCCATCGTAAAACGGGTCGTCTATTCTTACATTATTAAGATATACATTGTATGTTACACCCGATTCCAATACACTGCTCAATGATATTATTTGAGTACTGCCATCTAATGTAATGATTTCATCTTCATAGTTAGTGTCAAACGTATCAAAATCAATACCATAAGAGTTTGCATCAAACCCAGTATTTTCGCCAAAGCCGATACTATCCATTTGAACGCCACCGTAGTCAACACCACTCATTAACTGACTTAGTTCTTTGCCTGGCATGTTTGTAGTAGGCTTGTAAAAGAAGTTTATTCTATCTTCAGCAGTTAACAGGTTGGATGATTTTTTATAGTTTATAACAACAGCAGCATTATTTGCAGGTGCAGTAGTAAATGTTATTTTACCACGATATCTATCAAATGTCTTGGTTGTATCAATAATATTTGATGCTACAAAATCACTTATTAGCTGTGGCTCCCCTGCTACAGTTATTGATATATCTGCACTATTTGTACTCAGTGGCCATTTTAAACTAAACTCAGTTAAACCGCCATTACCGACAAATGTTTCTGTTTCATTTAATGTGGTAAAATAGTATGCACCAGCAACTCTATCAAACTTCATCAACATATGCGTGGATCTGATTACACTGTTTCCTATCTGTGCATAAACAACTGCATCAACTCCGTCTTCTGTTAAACTTCCGTTTATTGTTACGGTTGGAGTTGTAAAGTATTTTGCTCCAACTGTATCAACTTCAATGTACTGAATTGATCCACCACCTATATACGCAAGTCCTTCGAGTGTTGGACCACCTCCTCCGCTAACTGTTACATTTGCTGTGTCAGTATATCCACTGCCGCCATTGTAAACAACAAACTCTGTTATTTCAAATCCAACATTGTCTAACCAATGTTTTTGTGGGTATGTAGTTGTGGTATCATTTGTTCCAACAAGACCATTGTTGAAGAACTTGATAGTTTCGCTGATAATCTGGCCACGTTCTGCATCGTAACGAGGCGGCAAATCAAAATCAGTAACACTAGTTTGTGTTGGTTCTGTTCTATTATACGAACTGATATATTCTCTTATTTTAGTACTATATGGTTTTACTTCTTCAATATAGTCTTGATAGTTAGGAAGATTATCGTTTTGATAAGTTACTTTTTGTGTAAGCTCACCAACATTGTGTTTTGCAACTACAAAACTAGATTTAAAAATCCAGTCTAAATCAACCTGCTCACTCATTGCATATCTAATGCTACTAAAGAACAGTTTGTTCCATTCAACTTCTAGTTGATCAACAAACAAGTTATCTCTTAGTGCATATAATATTATTTTTATTTCATCAGTTGGCTCACTGTCGTACAACGAAATGTCATAGATTATGTTATCAAATCCGACTGCATCATTTTGATACAATGTATTGCTAAACTCTACTGTGCCATTTTGTCTGCCTACAACTTTATAGTTAATAGTATAATCTACTTCTAGTTGATTGTCAATCTTTTCTAATAGCATCCAGCCGCCAGAACCGATATTTTCAATCTTAACAGTATTTCCTAGTTTATCGTCTAATCCAGCAAGTTCATAACTACCATTTATAACAAAATCAATAGATGTAACTTCGCTGTATCCAGTTGCATACCAGTCAACATACTTCCAATATCTATTAACATCATAGCTTTGAATGTAGTTTCTAAACCATTCTTGTGTGGATGATATCCAGTTGTACACTGCCCACAATCCGCCTACTCCTGTATCAGTTGTTACAAGAACACTAAACGGACGTACAATAAGTGTAGTATCACTTAAATAGTTTTTGCCGCCATTTACAACTTCAACTTCAATAACTTGTCCAAGATTGTTGATGTAGGTTTTTATTTCTGCGTCAACACCCTTACCTTCTATAGTTACAGTTGGACCATGTCGCTTGCCAGATGTATAGTTACTGTCAATATACCCTCTGCCTGGTTCTGTAATAGTTGCGCCTGTAATAGTTCCGTCAACAATAATAGGTGTAAGAGTTGCTTGTTTAATTTTTGCAGTACCGACAAATCTCAACAAACTTTCTGTATCAATCTGTGTGTCCCACTCATTGCTAAACTTGCTTGGTGCAGTCTCAGTTTGGAACAGCGGAGAAATATCAAAATCATCTACGATTGTATATTGTGATAATACTCCGTTTACTCTTTCAATAACTTGTTTTAGTGCTTCGGCTCTATTAACAAATATAGTTTGATTTGGATTATTTAAAATGCCATAACGTTGAGCAACACTGATATTTAAATCAGGCAAAACTTTTCCGTTTTTATCATACCCTGCTAAACTGTCAACCCACTTGTCAACAATGTCATTGTTTGGTTTGCTTGATGCTAACCCTTCGACAACCAATGCATATTCACTATGAATGTTTTTGTTTTCTGCATTATCTTGAATATAATAATCTACGTGCAAGATAGTATCTTTGTCTTTTACTAGATTTTTTACATTGTGTAAGGCAAACTTTTTACCATCGAGTAATGTAATATGTCTGTAACCTTGACCTGAAGGATCTGCTATCAAGTTTGCAACATCAAACGAGCTGATCTTTCTGCCATATGTATCAGGCAATGTATTTTTATTTTTAACCCAGAAATAATACTTTGGTACAAAAACACTTGCTACACTATCGTACACTCTTGCTCTCACATATGAATCATCGCTGTATAAAGTTTTTCCACTTATACTGCTGGCTAATCCTTCAGTAGTGTCTGCTATTTCATCCCATTCACTTGGTAATAAATCACTTTCAACCCACTCGTACACATCTACACTAAATCCAGGAATAATCTGATTCCATGTATTGGATTTATATTGTATACTTCCTTGATATGGATTGTACCATTTTATAGCATCAAGGTCCCACCATAGTTTTCCAACTTGCTGTTTACCCCAAAGATCTGCTACACCAGTGTCTCTAGTGCCAACATTATAAACCGCTGGATCATAATAAGTCTTATAACTAAGTTCTTGTTCTGCAGGGCCAGCAATCCTTCCTCTAATAGGGTCTATATAATCAAGGTATGTGATCAAATCATTTGTATTTGTATCATATAGCCACACACCTTTGATTTTATCAATATCAACATAGCTGTCGCCTTGGCTGTTGATATTCCAAGCGTTGGCATTTAAGTCTGTTCTATGATCCTGAATCAGTCCTGTTTTGTCATCAACTACTGTTCCTATCGAAATAACATACAAATGGTTTCTATTTAATACACTCAATATATCAGATGAATCTGATATATCTACTTGTGAGTAAAGTTTTTCAGCATATACCAACTTGTTGTTTAGTGTTTCGTAAACATAAACTTGTCCGTTGTCTTTGATTGTATCATAAATGCTTGTTGCTTTATTATCAAAATCTGTAAGTTCATTATCAAATGTTACATATGATTCCGTATCACCGTTGCGACTTGTTATAGCAAGTTTATTAGAATTAAAACTTACATTAGTACCAAATCTTTCATTCTTTTCACCATTAGGTGCAAGCAATATTTGATCTTGCACATATGTTCCGTTTGTAAGTTTATATACATATACTGCGCCATTGTAAATACCATTAGCATTTGATAACTGTGCGCCTATTGCTATTTTAGATCCATCATCGTTTAGACTTAGTGTAGATCCAAATGCTTCTTCTTCGGTTGCAGGATCAATATTTTCATCAAATACAAATCTGCCATTTGTTTTTCTATATATTGCTATACGATATTCGCCGCCAGTTTGAATGCCGCCTAATGCTAATACTTCGCCGTTTTTACTAATATCATAACTTGAACCAATAGCAAGTGCATTTAAAAACTCACTACTATCGTCATCAAGTAAGCCGCCAGTGCTATCATCAGTTTGTGATGAATAAGGAACATAACCCAAATAATCAACATATGTATCAAGTACATCCCACTGACTATTGTTAAAAGGATTTCCTGCAAGTACGGTTGTATTTGCTCGACGAAGTTCGCCTTCATAATAAACAATGTTATTAGGAATATATTTTGAAATACTTTCCCATTCGCCTTTGTAGTTCGAATCTCTTGAATATACATAAGATGTTACATTAGATTGACCTTTGTTGTTAACAAAATAAACACGGCCGTTATCTTTTAAACTTCTAATGATAATGTTGTGTTGGAAATCGCTTGGTGAAGCTGATTTGATTGCAATACCAAACTGTTCGTTTGTTGACGGCTCTGGACTTAAAATAATATCAACTAAAGTAAATGATCCATCGATAAGTTTTTTATAAATGTAAATCACACCTTGATTTGCATATCCAAGACTTGCTCCAGAAGTATCTGTAACTATTAGATCTGCTAGTTCCCAATCTTGGCTTAATAGATTAATAGTACTACTTTCTGCTGTAACATCAACTAGAGCTCTCCATAGTGTTCCTCGCTGACTTACATAGTCTCCAGCTAGATAACTTTCGCCTTCAGTAAATACACCCTTGTATCTTGTTTTAACATTTGCAGCAGTTGGCGCACCAACATACAAATATTGTCCGTTGTCTGTTATTTCAACACTTGTACCAAATGCACCTGCATCATGATGATTAGATAATGGTTCTAATGTTTGCTTTAGTGTAAATGCACTAGCTTCACTTCCACGAGTGTATATATAAACTTTGCCATCGTCTATGTCTGGTGTTCCAACTGCCAAAGTAGTATTGTTGTTACTAACAGCTAAATCAGATCCAAACTCTCTACTACCAGTTTCGGGTGCTACAATACTTTGTTTAAAGCTACGTATAATATCACTATCGTATACTCCAAATGTTCCAGTGCCAATATCGTCAATCCATACTCTGTCATTATCGTCTAAATCGTAAAGTTTTGTAATATTGTTTATACCCTCAGGTGACGATACTCTGCGTGACGATAGTTCTGATACTATTCCAATAGTACTGTCTGACAAGTCAATAAAGTCTTCGGTTATTGGGTTATCCAGTTGTATTTCAAAATCAGTATATCCAATATTTTGTACAATCCAAAAGCCATTAACTTCTCCATTGACATTATTAAATCCAACAATATCACCTTCTGCAAATGTAATAGGCTTACTAAAGTTTGCTTTAAATCCTAGCTGTGTTTTTTCAATAGACTGAATAGATACCGGAGATACAACATGCTTGTAAACATTCCACGATTGAGAATCTTTTGGTACCCATATGTAACTTCCAATATCAACACTATCGATATCTAGAACCAATATATCATTTTTTGTAGTTGTTAAAAAGTTTACTTGGTCTAGTTTAACATACCCGGCAGTTTTAGTGTATTCTGCACTACCAGATGTTAATGGCAAAGATGTATGTGCATAATCAGTTGGAGAAAGATATACATCTTTTCTCGGATATTGATAAACCAAATCTGTGCGTGTTGAATCTACTGTTTCAACAAACTCTACAAGTTGTGGCTCTATTCTAAACTGGCTTTCGTCTAGCTTAAATTCAACTTCGTCGTAACTTGTGGTTGCACCGTATCTACCAACACGTATTGCCCATTCTTCATACAGTTCAACACTATCGGAATCTGCTGAACCAAGTTTGTCAAATAGCTTTGTAACAGCATTTGATGTACCTTTGTCTTGTATAAATCCCTGATAGAACTTGTATTGACTAACATCGTCTTGAATAATATTAGCAAGATATTCACGCTTTTGATATCCGATAAGATGCTGAGCCAATCTTTGTTGTTCACTATCAAAGTTATCAGTATCTAAATCATAAAAATCTGCAAACTGATTTGCTCTATAATCCCAGTTTGGTTTTAATTCACTTACAGGTTTACTATCTAATCTGCTCCAGTTTCCATAAATGAAATCTTGTGTGCCACTGTGTGTAAATCTAGCTGCATAATAAAACTCTTTGTATTTTACTAGTTCTGCAGTTTTATAATCTTTATAGCTGGTCCATTCAGTAACTTTAGCGTCATCGTATATAAATCCTGGAATATTTAAACTACCATTCCAATCGTCTGTTCTATATCCAACAACTTTCAACCGCTCTTGTCTGTATCCTGTTTCAGGTACATAGATTGTATCGTTGAATACTGTTGTGTTATCAACTAACACAAGATGTTCTTTTTGTATCAGCGGTAGTTTGAGAAGATATATTCCGTCATCCTCTGATGTTAAACTAAATCTGTTGGTGTTGTCTCTGTAAATACTAGAACGGTTTTTACTAATCACATTTCCGTTTTCATTTAATACTGCAAATCCATAAAGATTGCTGTGTATATTATCAACTACATAAAAGTCTTTTTCAAACTCGACTTGATTTGCTAATGGTGATAATGTTAATGTGCTAGTGTTTGCCCAGTTTTGTGTTATCCAAAACAAAAACTCTTTACATGCTAGTTGCCAGTTTTCAACAGATTCGGTTGCTTTATTAAAATATTCAAACTTAAATCCAATATCTTTTAAATATTGTTGATAGCCCAAAAGAAAGTTAACCACTTGTTGTTCATCATTTAATATTGTTCCGTAATCAAGTGTTAGTATTTCATTGGTAAATGACTTTCTAAAATAAGCGCCTCTGCCGCCATTTTCAGGTAGACTCGGCAATGGAGTGTACAGACTCAAATTAAAATCTGTTCCAGTTGTATGGTTTGCATTTACTCTATAATATCTATCGTTGTATTCTACAAGTTTGCCAGCAACTAAAAACTTGTTTTCAGTCCACTGTATATAACTTTCGCTTATTCCTCCAATGTTTACAAACGGATCATTTGCATTTTCTCTTGGATTACGATATTTAAAAGATGGAAGATCTTTATCATATCCACTTATGCGATATCCTTTTGCAGTTCTTTCAACTATTACACCGCTATAAGTTGCTACATCTTGAGGACTAGAAGTTCTCAAAACAATATTATAGTTTTCATCAGGTACAAATATATTTCCTTTGTTTAACGGAGTCTTACTATCCAATACTAGTTTTAGTTTGTTCTTTTCAGCAAAGCCAGCAAGTTTAAATCCTATTTTATTGCTTAATAGTTTTAGATTATTCACATATGTAGTATATGGATACAACGAGTCTGCATTGATATATTCACTAATATAGTTTAAAAATCCTGCACTTACAGCATTTTTTATCTTAGGAAATATCAAATCTGTTGTGGTTATTCTTTTATTTGTAGCAGTATAAACCAAGTTTCCAGCAATATCGCGTTGAATTCTACTTCTATCAAATCCAATACCCATTGTGTGTGCAGGGCGTGTTATCAAAGCAGCAATCATCAAACTAAACGGATATCCGCTACTTCTTCTCCATGCTGCTTCAGTTGGTGCTTCGTCGCCAAACTTAAATAAGTTTTGACTTTGCGATGCATAACTGAAGTTACTTACATATCCGCTTTCTAAAGGCGATACTAACTGTCCGTTTTCGTTGACTGGAATATGTTTTAATAAGTTGTGTCTAATATATTTTTTGTTTCTTAGTACTGTTTTACCAGGTTCTCTAATAACTCCATTCTGTAAATCAGTCCAAAGTATCAAGTTGTTGTTTGTATAAGGTGCAGGTCCATAAACACTTTCCCACCAAGTTGGTTGTATTCCATAACCCAACATTTCCCACGGATGTGTGTGTGGCCGATCAGTATCAAATGCTTGTCTGTAAATGCCTCTCCAAAATCCTGGTACTGCTTCGTTTCGGTCATTTGTACTTCCAGTGTAGTTATAAGTAAAACTTTCACCTTGTACTATAAAGTCATTTTTAGTATAATCTGAAATCTTAGCAATATTGGTCCAGTCAATAAAATCTTTGATAATAATATTATTGATTTCTTGTGATGTAATCTTTGTATTTCTATCAACACCTCCGATAATGTCGTTTATGTCAAATATGTCTGGATTGTAATCAACTTTTAGATTATTAAAAATACGCTTTTCCATTTCTAAAATCAAATCGTCTCTATAATCATCATAAGCAAGTGTAATACTGCCGTCGTGTCCTCTAATAACTTTTTGTGGAGTTTGATAACTTGAGTCAATAAATATTTCAGGAACGTATGCCGGGAACATACCTATTTTTGTAGGTGTTGGTGGAATAAAACTACCTTCAGTATTATCGTATTCGTGTATAGTTAATATATCGCCATCGGTCAGTGTTGCAGAAATGTCTACAAATCCAGTTCCAGTAAATGTATAATCTCTATTAAACACAAGTTGTTGATTATTTAAATACACATACAATGCTTTATTACTGATAGCCGATTTATTAAAAACTGTTGAGAGAGCATAAACTGTTAATCTACTATCAAGTATTTCATATTCAATCTTTTTGCTGCCGCCGGTGGCTGCCATATCAGTACTGTAAAACGGAGTAGTTGTAGTCTTGGTACTATTAATCTCATTGAAGATAAAATCAACATATTCTTTTACTGTTCCGTTAAATGATGTTTCAGTTGCAGTTTGTAAAAACTGTCTTTTAAACTTGGTATATTCATTTAGTGCATATCTAATAGCTGCAACAACATTTGAGTTTTTATTAACCAGATGATAAAGTGATAGATTTAGAGGTCCGCTGTGTTGAACAAACTTTCTACCATATTTGGTAACTGGGCCTAAATCTCTTAGATTGTTTAAGCCAGGTTGAACTCCTGAAAATGCTGCAACCTCAGAAACAAGTCCTTCAACATGATCATTTACTTCGCCTAGTGTAAACTCTGTAATATTTTTATTAGACGGGTTTCTTTCAAAGTTATGAGGAATCTCATAATAACCATTGTCATTTTTGTTTGCCGAGCTTTTGGTTTTAATAACAACAATATCAGTAAACCCAATATCCTTAGAAAGTACAACTTTGGTTGTTTTATTTTCATTGACTATTTGGTAATCAGGTTTATATTCATTGTTAACATATACTTTGATTTCTAAATCAGTTAACTCAGCACTATTATTGTAAACATCGACTGGAAATCTATTTGTATAATCTTCGCCTGTGTATTTTCTTATAACATATTGACTGCTTTTTATATTTGCTTTTTTCCAAGCATTAGTATAAGATATAACTTGATTATTATATTCTTGTAAAAAGAAAACATCACTGCTTATAGTTGTAAAAATATTATTAACTTTGTATTTGTAATCTTCTGCAAGCAATGCAAAATCAAAAACAATGTCGCCAATATTTACAAAGTTTTTGTATGTAAGAGGAAATCCAAGTTCGGTATCATTGGCACCTTCACCGACTCTATAACTAAAAAGTCTGTTTCCAGCAAAATCTGTACTGTCATAAACTGTATTATCTCCGAGGCTGTTTCCGTTGCTGTCAAACAAATCAAACTTTGGTGCTTGATTTAAACCTATTTTATCTTGAGCTAGTTTCCATCCAGTTGTGTCATACCAATACATTTTTCCAGCATTTTTTACACCGTTTTTGACTAGTACGGTTTGATTTAGAACAGGGTCAGTATCAGTTGTTTCAATCAAACTTATTTGAGTGGTGTTTGTATGAGTAATAAACTTGACTTCAAATATTTTATCTTTTACTAAACTATCTGTATCTGCTACAAACAGTATACGCATTCCTTCAACTAAATCTATTCCATCAATGTTGTATCCGGCAGTGCCTTCGATTGTGCTAAATGCATCTTTTGTAAATGTATCAACTAAATCAACATTAAGTTTAGCTGTATTGCCGTGATTCCACAAACGTAGATTTGGTTCAAACTCAATAATAGGACGTTTAGCTCGTGCTGTCTGATCTAGCTCGATTGGTTGATTATTAATATTTGCACTTTTTTCAATAACAGATTTATGGAACCAGCGATTGTATCTTGCCCATGCATTTCTACTAGTGTCTCTTCTGTTTATACAAATATAATCCTTGTATCCTGCATAACTTCTAGCATTACTCCAAGGAACACGGTCAAATCCGTTTACATCAAACGGTACTTGTGTGTCTTGTGTAAATATAGCCGGCACTTCAAGGTCACTAACTGGAACTAGTTTGATAGATGTGCCTACTCCTTCAACATAGTATAGTCCTTGTGCATATGTTGCTGGCGTTACATTGCCTTGAAAATACACTTTCATGCCATTTGACATATTCCAACCGTTGATAGTTGTGTATGTTTTTTTGCCTATGATTTCTTCGTCTACATTTATGTCACTATTTTCTTCAATATCGTATACATTAAACACACCACTGTTGTCAATATCGTTTTGACTAACATAATAAAGATTTTCAGGAGCGTCTCCTGGTACTGTAAATTCAATGACGCCGTTTTCAATAAATCCATCTTCTAAATAATCTTGTGGATTTATCAATGTGTCGTCTACATTTTCATGTGTTAGTACAACACCTTCTCGGTACAATGTACTAACTAATGTACTATCTTTTGAATATTCAACTTTTTTCTGTCTGCTTGTTGCAAAACTAATAGGATGGCCTGGAACGTTAACTTCAAATCTATATGTTTGACCTCTAAACAACTTTATACTTTTATTACGTGTTACTCCATCAGGCGAAAATACATAGGCTGTATTATCATCGTCGACAACAGTTTCAATAGTAAATGTACTAACTACTTGTCTACTCTGTCCTCTAATAGGAACTTCCTGCGGGCCGTTAGGTAGCCAGTAGTATTCTCTAAAGTTAGTAAACTTATCAAAATCAATATGTGGGTTCCAAGCATAAAACTCTTGAGCAAAAAGTTTGTCGTGATTTTTGATATTGCCGCCGAACGCACTTATCTGTCCTAGTATATCTACATAATCAGCATCAAACTCTACATTTCCAAGATTATCCTGAACAATAGCAAACGGTTCTAACTGATAGTTTTCTCTGTTAGAGTTAATATCACTAATATAACTATCTTGAGTAGTAACTGCTTTAGCAGTTCTACTTCCAACAAATCCGTTAATCTTTTCGACAACACCTGGGTTGGTTAACTGATCAACTGTACTACCTAAAAACTTTTTATTTGCATTAGTTCTAAAATATCTTGGAAGCAAAGAAGCCGAAGTTCTCTTTGCACTAGAACTTCCAGGTACAGGATATTCATTTTGATCATCATTGTATGACATTAGTAATTATTTCCTTCAGTAATGGTGGTTGTCGAAGTTGTTGTACTTTGAACGCCTGTGTTTAAAACTTCGTTACTTGTAATAACATTTGCAGTTGCTTTAAGTCTTGATGCAGTAATACTATCAATAACTTCAACATCACTAACACTTGCACTACTAATCAATATTTCGTCGTTTTCACTTTTTAGTTCGTACATACTACCAAACGATTGTGTTTCACTTTTTGGTACTAGAACAATACTACTTATATCAGGTGCAGTTTGCTTCATAATATATGCTGCTAATTCACTAAAATAAAATGTTTCGCCAAAGTCCCAGTTTTCTAATGCAAAGAACTCGTTGATACTATCAACAACTCGTGATTTTATATCATTGTCATTTACAACACGATTTGTATTTTTTACTATTTTAAATGTTGCTTGCACATCAGTATCACTTTCAGAACCAAATAAAGATTTATATTTTACAGGATGATATATTACTTCATCACTGATTGATTTAATCTTTTTAATATCATTGCCAAAATCTAAAAACAGTGAATCACTACTAGGTGGCAATGGCTTAGTTGTAATATCGCCTTTGAGATATTTTCTGTATTCAATATCATAAGATTTTGTTAAAATATACAAGTCAATAATGTTACTACTACTTGGATCAATGCGACGATTTTCGGCAGCGGCATGTCTGCAATCAAATCTAATATTATCTCTGCCTTTGTATGCTTTGTAATCAATGGATAGTTCTAATCCTGTTTGTAGTGCATTAAACTTTTTAAATACATCAGTACTACTAATATAAAATATTGTTGCAGCATCATACGAACTGTATGCTCCGATTGCTGCTTCAGTTTGTTTTACTACAATATTTTCTGCTGCGGCACTAACATATTCATAAGTTTCGACATCATTTTTTTCAAACTTTTTAGAAAATATATATTTTGTGTCTGGCAAATAAGCAGGTGCAACAATATTTGTAAATAGATCAGGATCGTCAATCACTCCATCGGCATCACTATCAGTAAATCCTATTTCTAGTTTTTTACTATCTACATACCCATCTGCACTTCTGTATTCTTTAACAACTTGCCACTTCCAATCTTGGTTAAACGGTGTTAATAAATCAGGCTTATTATTATTACTTAAAATACTAATACTATCAGTAACAATCTTACCAACTTTACTATCGTATATACGATCATTGCCATCAAAGTAAAAACGTATTTGTTTGTCACTTTCGAATACATATCTTACAGCACGGCTAGTTACTGTATATTTTTCACCATCAGTTTCAAATAAGAAAATCCAACTAGCATCTTGATTTGTGCCAGTAGCATCTCCAGTTTTTCCAGTATCAAATACACTGGTTGTATCAAGATTGCTGTTTGTAATAACTTTCCAGTTGGTTGTTTCAACATCATAACGCAATCCAAATGTTTTAAATGCAAATGCCTGATCAACCATTTGTGATAATGTATCATTTACAATAGTATTATTTAATACCGGAATAATTTCTGAAAGTTTACTAGTACTAGGAACTTCATCATTTAATATAATAGGTCCTAATGTACTATCAACATTACCTATTGTTCCATTCTCATATACACTTATAATTTTAGTCCATATATATTCTTTATCACCTAGTGCAGATACTTCTCCTAAGACCAGTTTATTGTTTTTGTCGTAATGATATCCTGCTGGAGGAGTAAACTTAACCAAACTTCCAGCAGCAACAAACTTCATTGTTGTAGCAGTAAAACTTGATACTGCAACTGGTATAGAAAACTGATCTTGGAATAGTCCACTACTTTGATTTGTTTCATTTGTTGTGGCATTCCATGTATAGTTTAAATCAACAATACTTGCATTTCTACTAAAGTTTTTATAATAAAAGTTTTTAGTTTGTGTATTCTTTATTATTTCTAATACTCGATTATTAATAACTGCTTCAATGTCTGTTTTTGAAACAAAGTTAAAACTAAATTTGTTTGTAAGTTCTTCTGTAAAAATACTTCCGTCATCGCCAAACATCAAAGTGTTACTGTACTTTCCAGTTGCATCACGTAAATCGTAATATCTACTAATACCACTACTTGTTCTGTTTACACTTTTTGTTTTAATAATCTGTTGGCTTACACCCAAAGGTCCAATATTATAATCTTCGCCAGTTATCAAACGATTTTGTGTGTAATATGTACTAGGTGCATTTGTTTGAATACTTTCATTAGTTTCTGATTGATCTGCATTTGAAACAACTGATTGTAGTTCTAAAACTATGTTAAGTGTTTCTGCTGAGTTATTTTTACTAATGTAAGGAACTTGAATTTGTATTCCTGTCATATCAGCTGGATTTATATTAAACTGTGCATTTGCTGATATTCTATAATAAACTTTAAAATCGCCCTTTGGTAATGTTCCAAAAGTTCCGTCACTAAACACAAGACTTATTCTATCGCTTACACGACTTAGAACACTATACAAATCACGAACACCTTTGGTAACACTGTTGTAAACAATGTTATTACCTTCTGTGCTTTCAACTTTTTGCCATAACGCTTCTTCGTTTCCGTTGCTGTCTAACTTGTAAAGCCAAACATCACTGTTGTTGATGTTATCGCTGTCAATGTTTACAGTTGTATTTGGAACAGGATTTAATATAGAGAATGTATTCTCTTGTATACTACCTTGTCTAAAGTGCATAAAAAATCCACTGTTTGAACTTCCTGCACCTTGGCCGTTGTCTCTATATAAAAATGCTAGTTTATTTCCAGGAAACGGTTCTTCTTCGTATATTGTTGTAGTATCTGTATCAATATTAGTACTAACAATTTCAAACTTGCGTGAGGTGTCATCTATGTTTTTTGTAAAACTATATATAGGCAACCCTGTATTATTTGCACTAAATCTATATTGTTCAGTTGTTACGCCATTTACAATAGCTTTTTTAATAGGGCGGCCAAATGTTGAGTTTGCTGGCAACGCAGCATTCATAATCTTAATAAACTGTTCGTACCAATCCGAGTTAGTAGGATCATTCCAAATAATACTTTGATTAGACAAATTGTTGTTATTAGCATCGACTACATCCTCTGTGGTACTAACACTTTCAATTTTTAATAATCCGTTGGCTGGAATATTTCTATTTGCATTATAACTAATAAGCCTTGCCAAACGGAGAATACTTTCTCTACGGTCAGCAGTTTCAATAAAGTTTTCTCTAGCATTTAGGTCAGTACGGAAAGCAAGGTTTTGTCCTAGAAATGCAATAAGATCAATAAGTGCAAGATATTCACTGGATTCGATATAATCATTAAAATCTTCTGGATAGTTTTCACGGATATATGTAATCATAGTTCTGCGTAGATTATCAAAGTCGTAACTTTGGAAATCTGCGTATCTAAAACTTTGATATATTGTTTTCCAGTCTTCAGCTAGTAGAAGTCTGTTTTGCCTATCTGTCGTTGACATTCGCGGTTCCTCACTTTATAGTATATTTACCTGAAGTAAAAAACTGCGTACTTTAAATTAATCCGTTGTCTTGATCAAACTTTATACGCATACTTTCGCTAATGCTGTAAGGAATGTAAGTCAACGAACAGTCAATCTGTATACCGCTTTCGTAACTGTCAACGATTACACTATCAACATTAACTCTTGGATCGTAGTTGACTATTTCTGTTACATCTTCAATAATAAGTTGTTTTAAGTCATCAGTAAATGGTTCAAACAACACATCCCATATAATAGTTCCAAACTCTGGATTCTCAAGTTTTTCACCTTGACGAATATGGAAATGATTTATAATATCCTGCTTGATTATACTAATATCATACAAGTTAAATCCTTTAGGATTAGCTACTGTGCTAACTCCTCTGTATTGTTTGGAAACCACAGGAGGACTAGTAATATCGTTTGATACTGTTACATTTTTGTATAAGGGTTTTTCATTTGTAGCCATACTGTATTTATCTTGCTATCATATAGTTGAATGCGGCTTGGCTTTCGGCAGGTAATTTTATTAGTTCGGCAGATCTGTTACTAGGATTCAACTCTACTATTCTGTCAAAATCGTATGATCCTATTTTAAAAACTTGTCCGTCTACTACAATACCTAATATCGTATCTTCTTTTGCTTTTTCTTCAATACTTATTCCGTATCCATTGTTCTTTTTAACAAGTTTAGTTCCAAACTTTTTAGCACATCTTTTACAAGCAGTTGCTACATTTGCAAATGTAGGATCGTTTGTTGTTTTAAATGTTTTCTTATCTATTTGTTTGGCTAAACTTGCCATGTTATTAAGTTGACCTACTGGATTATCATTGAATATAATATCTTTGGCTATTTGTTTGCCTGCTTTGCTAGTAACTCTCGGCTTATTGAATATTTTTCCAACTAGATTTGCTCCTACTTGTGCAGCGGCGCCGCCTAATACTTTTTGTAAATCAGGTGGTAAACTGTTTAGTGCTCCTGAAAGATTTTTTGTAAAATCACCAACACCACGACTAAACTGATCAAACACTGGGCCTACTCCTGGTATGCCTGAAATAGCTGCTCCTAGGCCGCCTGCTAGTTTTCCGGCCATATCTCCTAATGCACCAGATACTGCTCCAAGTGCATTTCCTATAGCACCATCGATAGCTCCTAAAGCACTCCCTAATGCACCGGACAATCCTGTACTTGATAGTAAGTTACCCATTACACCAGGAAGTTTTCCTAGTATTCCTCCAAGTGCTGATCCTGCTATACTACTTAATCCGCCTTGTAGGCCTTGTAAAAAACTATCTTTTATGTAATCAACTGTGTTAGTAGTTGCATCTTGTATTTCTGTTCTAACCTCTGCTGGATTAGCTGCGTTTGTTCCGCCAGCGTAGGTATTAGTAACAGAAGAACTACCAGTAGGAGCACCAAAATTTCCGCCAGGTACTCTTATACCAGCAATAGCAGGAATATTACCAGCTGCAAGAGTAGCAGGACTAACAAATCCTAAGTTTTCAACAAATGCAGCCGGGTTTGAAATACCTTGTAGTGCACCTGCTGCGCCAGCTAGTTGTCCTGATATTGACCCAAATACTGCTCCTGCTGCGCCTTGAAGCGCACCTTCTATATTACCAGACTGTATGCCGCCGGCTATGCCGCCAACAAGTGCTACTGTAGGCAATGGTGCATTAGCTAATGCTTGATTTATTCCCTGCACCCCTCGAGATATTGATTCTCTAACAATAGGCTCAGTCAACTGAGAGTTGTTTATTGCAAATGCTACCATACTGCCCTCCTAGTAGTATTTATTCCTCTTTTCCTAGCTCGTTCATTGGTGTTCTATCGGTGTGTACTGGACGTTCATCCATATGAAGGTCTTGGCTTTCTGTATCAACTGCTTCTGTTTTATCTGGTGCTGTTTCTAGTGGGTTCCAGTTTTCGTGGCCTTGCCATGGTTCGTGTTGCGGAACACGCTGCGGGAACTTGGCTTTTATCGATACTTCTGCTTCTTCTGCTTCCGGTGCAGCAGGCCCGTTGAGATGTATATCACCGCCTGATATTGTTGTGTTTGTTGCACCAATACTAAAGTCACCTCCGGCTGTTACTTTTGTTTCAGCACCGGACTTGAAGTTACTAGCGGCTGCTGACGTAATGTTTACACCGACTGCACTGTTTATATGTGTGTTACCTAATGTTGAAATTTTGCCATCAACACCTACTAATACTTCCCAATTAACAGCAGCACTTTGATATATGCTTTCATTTACAATCATATTGATGTTTCTGCCGGCTTCAAAATTTATATCTCTATCTGCTACAAAGTTGAAATCTGTTTCTGTATGAAAACTAATACTATCTTTAGCATAAACATCAAGTTTGCCATTACTTGACATTTCAATCCATGCTGTTCCTCTGCTGTTATTGATATAGATTAGATCTTCACTGGTGTTGATCATTATTTGTGCACCAGTACGTGTTCTAAATCGTATCATTTCGTTTGCAGGGCGTGTAACATCGCCGCCAGTTTCGCTTGCTTCTTTGTTTATGTATTTGTAAGGAGTATCTTCAGGAGATCCTTCTCGTATAAGTTTGTCGTCACCGTCATCAATAACAAAACTACTACTGCCTAAACGGTTTACATGCACTGTTGCTTGGCTTTCTTTTAAACCTATTCTGCCTTGCGGTGATCCTCCACGCTTGTCAACAGGCCCCGGACTACTTAATCCAAGTACTGCACTAGGAAATTCACGTTGCGCACTACTAGTTGTTATTCCTCTAATATCATCTTCAACTAATCCTTGTTCTTTTAGTTGATTGATAAAATCTTCATTAACAGGTCTTTTGTATTTTACAGGATTATTGGTTTGTATTTTTGTTATTTTTTTGTTGTATTCGCCAACTGGTAGTTTTTTACCTTTTAATTCTTTTGGTACTGGGCCGCTGGTTTGTTCTGTACTAGGCTGGCCGCCAGGCAACATAAATGTCATACCTCTTTCAGGTACACATCCAAACCAATAACCAAACTCTCTGCTTCCTTCTACAAATGTACACAATACTAATGTGCCTGGGTCTGGCGGAATGGCCCAAAATCCATAACTTTTTTGTGTATTTGAATACGTATCGTTTTTTCCTAAATGTTGAGCACCTGTAACTCCATAAAATGGACTTGCATAATAAACTATCGACGTTTGACCTAAGGTTTCTCCAGCTGTTCCTGCTTCACTTATTTTTAAAAGTTCAACTTCTAGTGCTCCGAGATACAAAGGATCGGCATGTTTAATAACTCTAGCCAAATATGGGCCGGGCTTAGGAGCAGGTTGTCCGTTATCAACTGATCTTGTTTGTTCTGCTTTTATTGGTCCATTGTTTTGCATTTAACTATTAAATCCTGTGTTTAATTGACTTGCTTTGTTAGCATCTTGTACTTTGTTTGCTTGATCCGATGTTCCCGATGTTCTAGTATCTTCGGGCTGGCCTCGACGTCTTAGCAATGTAAGCTCTTGTGTGAAACGATTTCGTTGAATTTTGTTTTCAATAGCAGTTACTCTATATAATCCATTAAACTGAGATACAGGAACTGTATTTTCTGGGTAAATCATTCCTCCGGTATCTGGATTGTAATCAATCGGAGTTCTAAAATTCAATATAACATCAACTTCACTACGTTGATAATCAACCTGGCCTCCTGCTGTAGTGTTTAGATCTCCTGGTTGATCTGTCCAGTTGCCCATTCCACTGTCAACTATAAAATAAGGATCACCGAATATTTCAAGTTTAACTTCGACTAAGTCAACACTACCGTTGCCTAATATCTGATCATGAAACTTACGTGCCCATCTAATCTTACTATTATCAATCCCAGCTCCGCCGCCGCCTTGTGTGCTGCTTGAATTTACAAATGCTTGTGTGGTTAAACCAGTTGAACTATTTGCACCCGAAGGCTGGATGTTCAATCCTAACTGACTCGGCTTTTGTTCAGTAAGATTAAACTGTGTGCCACCAGTTTTTGCATCAATGCTTAACTGGCCGCTGTCAGGTTGTATAAATTGAAAGAATGCTGCTCTAAAGTTTATATCAAAACGAACAATATCAGTATTTTCTCCACTATAGATATAGTTGTATTCTTTTTTTGCATTTTGTCTTAGACTGTTGTAATCTACACCTGCTGCTCCAGCGTTCTGAAAGTGACTACTATGCACCATATACTCTACAACTTTATAATGATTTACTTTTGCATCTTCGCCGAATACATTTTCCTGTTGTGCATTTGGTTTTAGGTAACTTTCTGCATCTATTCTAAACCACGGAACCATTCCGTTTGCATCAGGTGCTCGTTCTTTTATAGATTTGCCCCAGTCGCTTGTTAATATTACATCTTCGATGATTCTTAATATTGATGTACCCGAACTATAGCTAAAAACTCTTTCATCATTACTAACAGTATTTTTAGCACGAGTCATAACTTTATTTTTTTTGTCATAAACTTGACCAGTTTGTGGCATTGGTACTGTTCCACTTTCTTCAGCACCTTCAATGATACGTGCTTTTCCAAGATTGTTCAAACTAGTTGGGTCTTGTGCTATCGATGATAGCTGTTCACCGATGCTGCTTTTTGTTAATATTTGTCCTGTTATCATACTTAAAAATGCTTCAAAGTTTTGAGGCGCTTGCGCTCCTAAAAACCCACTAATGTTTTCAAACAATCCTTGCACATTACCCGATTTAAAGTTTGCTAACAATCCTCCAAGACTTTTGTCTAGGCCGCCAGCTAATCCACCTAACAATCCTCCAGCTGCGCCGCCTATGCCGCTAATAGATCCTCCTAATGCTCCAGCAACTGCTCCTGCTGCACTGTTTTGAAAACTATTTTTTAAACTATTGCCGTTTGCTAGGCCGCCAATAACGCCGCCAACTACTCCGGCTGCTACAGCACCGAATAATCCGCCACCTTTGCTGCCGCCGCCTCCGCCGCCGCCGCCTCGAGATTTAGTTGTGGCGCCTGCATCAGTTGTATTTGGTATTCTTGCAGGATTTCCGCTAGAAGCAATATCTTTTGGAAATGTAATAACTATTTCTGAAGCTTCTGCTAGTTGATTTGATTTTCTTAGTTCTTCGTAGTGCCCATTGATAATAGTTGTTAAACTTTGTTCACCGCTTTGTAGTAGTTTTTCTACAGTGTTGCCTGTTAATGCTATATCAACTGGACTTGCAGTTGCATCATCAAGATATGCTTGTTCATTCCACGGTAGTGCTTCAACTGTGTAAGTTGTGCCACCTTGATTTACATCAAACTCTATGTTTGTTAGTTTTATTGGAACATCTCTACGAAGATTTAATCCTGATTCTGTAACAATAACATCTCCGTCGTCATCGTACCCTATAAACTCCATTGATAACATAAACGGAGCATTAGCATAGTTTTGATATCCGCTAATAGTTGCAGCTATTTGACAAGTTTGTAAGAATAATCCCATACTATATGGTTCGTCAACAGTAAATGTTATGAATGTAGCATTTGTACTGCGTGATTTTGAGTTTGGAACACACAATGCTTCAATATTAACATTATCAATAAAGTATTCTAGCTTGCCGCCTATAATATCTTCATATTCAGTCGTAACTTTGTTATCGCCGGCACCGCCGCCGCTTCTAAGAATAACATTTTGAGGACCATATGCTCTATATGTTTCATTAGGTACTGCAATCTCATCTCTTGTTAAACAAGACATTGTAAAAATAGTATTAAAACTAGAAAACTGATGTAGACTGTTTGTTTCGATAGACATTAGATTCCTAACTCTGTTTTTAACTTTGATTTCTTAGGTAAAAATATTTTAGTGCCAGCTTCAAAATCAAATACAGGATCCTTTATTGTATCCATATTTCTTTGAGCAAAAACCCACCATAACTTTGATGTATTATACAAATCATATGCTAACAAGTCAGGACGGTGTGAATATTGAGGCTCAATAGTGTAAAGAATATCGTCATCTTCTGCTGGAACTGGTCTAATAGAGAAGAAACCTAACTCTCCGCTGGTTGTAAGTTTTGTATTTCCGTAAGGACTAGTTTTTCCATAGTTTGCCATTAGATAAATCCTTTATTTGCTATATTACCAGTGATAAACTGATCCATATTGAAGCTTGATACTTTGCTTCGACTGTATGTTGGTTTTAAACCTATCGAAAGCATACTATTTGTTGGAACCATTTGATAAGTTGAAGAATATTCTCCAAATGCGCCTGTATTTACTTTGATATAATCAATTTCATCAGCTAAATCAAAACTAAACTGTGTGACTACAACCGGTACATTGTTTAAAACATAATCTCCATATCCACTTAGTTTTACAACAGGTGGTGGTGAACCTTTTTCACTACTTTCACCATAAAACATCTTGGTAAGACTTCTAAACAAGTGAACACAAGCAACCCAATACATTCCATCTTCTTCAGACTGTACTGGAAATCTTCCAGTGACAGTTATATCGTCATGTCTACTGTTAACATATTGCGGAAAAGGATAATTACTATGTGTAGGAGCCATTTCCTCATATGCTGCCGATGATACAAGGTTTATTGTTGGAGTAACAGGAAAAACGGCATACCAATCTGTTTGTGCTAAAGGAGCTAATATAGGACTATATCTATAAGATGATATTGTAGGAACTTTTATCTTGACTCGCCAATCTGGAACTGAATCGTTTGTTGGAGCAAACCGTGCAGTTGTTGCAGAGCCTCTATCAGGTTCTGCGCCTGGAGGTAAACTTCTTGAACGTATCGATTTGCCAACATTTGATCGATTTGCAAAGAACGTGTTATTAAGATTTCTAGTACCAACTGTGTTTGGTACTGATTGATTTGGATTGTTTGTCATTGTAAACTCCTACACTACTATTTAGTTGACAAAATAATGTATGTATATTATAATAAGTTAAAGGAGTCGATAAATGGCTAGAAAAGTAAACTATCTTAATAACAAAGACATGTTGTTGGAGATACACCGAAGTAAGGCTACATTTTGTAGTTACATTGCACCAGAACATGCTGATTATGATATTATTTTGCCCAGTGTAGATAAAATCAACATAAGAACTATTGCCGAAGCAAAAAGAAACAAAGCAAAACTGCAAGGATCTCGTGCATACGAAGCTGCAAAGGCTGCTGGCAAAAAGGTAAAGATGGCAGAGTTTTCAGTAGATTATAGAAAGATTGAAAAAAACGAACTAATCTTTCGTATTATGACATTTGATCATATTCCAGAAGAGCCTGGACGTAAAAAGAACCCTAAAACAGTTGCAGATCACAAAACCAAGCTAAACTTTCCTCCATTTCAGCACTATAAGTTTGATGACGATGATAATCTAGTATGTGTAGGCAAAAGTCACTGGGAAGGTGGCATGGAAAACGGATATTTTAACAAAGGACACGGCATGGCGACCAATAAACTTGCTATGATGTGGTTAAAACTTGTTGATCGTTATGCTACCCGTGGTAATGTGCGTGGATATACTTACAATGACGAAATGAAAGGCCAGGCAATACTACAACTGTCGCAGATTGGACTACAGTTTGACGAAGCAAAGTCTAACAATCCGTTTGCATACTACACTGCTGTGGTTACTAACTCGTTTGTGCGTGTGATTAACATTGAAAAACGTGCGCAGAACATAAGAGATGACATTTTAGAGATGAATGACATGAATCCTAGTCATACTAGACTACATGCAGGCGAATGGGAAGCTGCTGTAAAGCGTGAAGAGAGTGCAACTAAAAAATAAAGGTTGATCTTCCTAAAAATCTAGTTTATAATATACAGGAAATGGAGAATATTCTTGTTTAACAAAGCAGCGGTGTTTACTGACATACATTTAGGTATGAAAGGCAACAGTCGAGTCCATAATCAGGACTGCGAGGACTATATTGATTGGTATATTGAACAAGCCAAGGCTCACGGATGTGAAACTGGATTGTTTTGTGGTGACTGGCACCATAATCGCAACAGTCTTAACCTTACAACCATGGATACAACCATTAGGCTACTAGAAAAACTAGGTGCAGCCTTTGATAACTTCTATATGTTTGCTGGTAACCACGATTTGTACTACAAAGACAAGCGTGATATCAGTTCAACTGAGTTTGCAAGACACATACCAGGCATTACCGTAATAGATCAGATGATGGTCCAAGACGATGTTGCACTGGTCCCGTGGTTAGTCGGCGATGAGTGGAAGAAGATCGAAAAGTTAAAAGCAAAATACTTGTTTGGTCACTTCGAACTCCCATCGTTCTATATGAACGCTATGGTACAAATGCCCGACCACGGAGAACTAAAAGCTGAACACTTCAAGAATCAAGAGTATGTATTCAGCGGACACTTCCACAAGCGTCAGAAACAAGGCAAGGTACACTATATCGGCAATGCTTTTCCGCACAACTA